AAAATTTAATAAAAAAGACCGTTACTTTTTTTAAAAAGCTACGGTCTTTTTCGTGGTGCTCCATCGGAGAGTCGAACTCCGGACACCTTGATTAAAAGTCAGAAAAGTTTTTGTTTTTTGCTGATTTAGGTAAAACTAACTAAAATCAAATAATCCGCATATTATACTGAATATCCGTAATATCTACCGTCGAGTTTTATAATGTTTGATATAGTTTTATTTTTCTATTGATACCTTTATTGATACCTAATTATTTATTATATCACCATTATGAGAGTAAGTCCATTTCTTTATAATCATTTTGAAAAAGTTTACAATTATTATGTCAATAACACGTATAAAAAATCCCTATATTGGTTACGGACAAAGCTTTTTAGTTTTTAATCCTAAAAAGAGGGGGACAACCAATAACAGCCCCCCTCTTTTGTTTTTATTCACTTTTCTTTTCGTGTTGGGTACCAAAGTAAAACGATACTACAGCTGTAACGATGATCATCACATTATCAGAGCTGATATTGCCGCGTAGCGCGAGCACCGCATACACAGCAATCACTACCACTGTAACTATGGTCTTAACTTTTATAAGGTTTGCCAAATTTCTTGTAAATTCTTTCATGCATATCCCCTTTATCATCTGTTTATCAAGTGGTCTTGAAGCTCTTTTTTTGCTTCTTCCATTTGTTTAATATTGTTTCCGTCTATGCCGTGATCGAGCAGAGCAAGAAGCGCGTGTTGGATACATCTGTCACCGGCTTCGATAATGGACAAACGTTCGTTATCGTTACCGAGCTTCCTATCAACACTCTCTTTCCAGAGTTCCAGCGCTGTTATTCTCTCATCTTGCTTCTCGTTCGGAGCCTTAGCTGCCCGAATAGCCTTAGCAACCTTTTCGGCGGCATTTGACAGCAGAACGAAAGCGGACGCTATGGCAAGAATGGTTGTCCATATTTCTCCGGGCGTTAAGTTCTCCATATTATGCCCCCTTAACGGAAACGCTGGTCGACAAGGCTTTGAATTTCGTTATAACTATAACCTGCAACAGTCAAACGTTGTTCACGTTCCGCGCCGTTGCCCCATTTACCCGCGATAACCTCGTCGACAATTACTTCGACGGGTTTGATTGTAGGTTCAGGTATAATTGAATTAACGATATCTTTGTCACTTGTTTCTCCGAGCACCAACGAGATTGTTGTATACCCTTGTTTCTTTAACTCATCAACGTTTATGTTATAAACCATATTTGTACACTCCTTTAATCTTCTTGTTATCTCTTCTGCTATGTACGGCATTTTACTTTCAAGATATGGACCGGGACAAGCTGTTGCTTCAAACATCTTATGTATTGTTAACGTGCCGTTCTTATCTCCAGTCCAATTAAAACCGGGCAAATGATGTCTACGGCATATATCAACACCGAGATTTATAAGTGATTCCAATGCGGCATCGCTTATTCTCCATTCAGGTGCACCACTTTCGTTTGCGACTTCAACTGTGATAGCCTTATTATCGTTATAAATACTCCCGCTTGTATACGCTCGATATTCTTCGGGTACACATAGTATGATTGTTCCGTCATTGCCGATGACATAATTCGCAGAATTGCCGTTTCTGTCAAAATTCTTCGCGATAGTTTCAGGGTCAGCGTCTTCTACAGCCCAATGGTGCGGAGTAAAAGTGGTTACAGGCTCAGTTCTTTTACTGTAATTTTTGGTGAGGATCTCTTTTGTTGCTAAAGGGCTCTTCATTCTTCAACCACTTCCCATCCTGCAGGGTACGTGTCAGGCGACCATACGTTATTATCAATCATAGATACATAAACCTTTCCGTCTGTATATCTCATTACATTACCCGTGATATACGCATCGTGAGCGCCTGTGGGCTGTTTCCACTCGGGAATGTCCTCTGTTGCCCCGTTATTCGTTTCGTTCTTCTGTAAGGCTCTCACAGCCTCCCACAGCTTCTCTATTTCGGTATCATAGTTATACTGTGCCTTTGGAGAAACACGCGCTTGAGAACAAAGCTCGTTTCTTTCCTCGTCTGTGATTTTTCCCTCAATATGATATGTGTCAATTTTCTTAATCAAAGCGGTTAAATCGTAATCGCCTTTTTCAATAACTGTCTTAAAAACATTTTTCATAATTTTTTACCTTTCTTATGAATTTACTATCATAGCCGCAAGTTGTGCGATTTTTTTGACAATTTCGTTATCAATATACTTCTTCGTGTCCACATTATACTCCACATCAAGCACAACGCCGTCTGTATCGGTTGTGAGTGTTGTTGTGGGGTAAAGTGATATTACTCCCTCTACTGTTCCATCTGAGTTAATAGAATGTGTTGTAGGCTGTTTGTAGGGTTCATATCCTCTCGCTGTACCAAGGTTAAGCATCACATTTTCATAAGTTGCCGAAGTGTTACTCGTTGAATTTCCGCCATAAAAAATAATTCTTACCCTATTTGCAGTTTGTGGCATGGTAAAGGTATATGACGGATTGAGAATATCAGCTTTATAAAAGTTATAGGCATCACCAAGATTTGTCGTTCCATTATAAAACATAATAGACACGCCGCCGCCGTAATCCCCAGTCCTTGAAGATTTAGCGTGAAATGTATATGTTCCCGGCGGCAAATCAATATATAGCTGTGCCATATATCCACTTATTTTCAGGCTATCGCCGTTAACAGTTGGCGTTCCTGATATCTTTTCAATATAATTTAAGTCGATTAAGCTTCCTCCATACCTTGTCACTCTTGCTGTTGACAAATCATCCATAAAAGGTACATATGGTAATATTTCTGACCCCTCTCTACATTGGGGTTTTTCGATAATAATATCTTGTGTTCCTGTCATTTCACCAAAGGACACATAAAGAGTTATATTTCTTACTTCTCGGTCAATCGTAACAGTGATTTTCGGGTTTTCTAAAATTGTTACTGTGTCATCTTTAAAGGAAATTCGCCATCCCCAGCTTGCGGAATGATTGCTTACACTATTTTGCGAAATAGTATAAGTTTTCCCAATCTCCAAAGGCATATTCGGCCAATAAACTCCATATCCTCCGCTACCGCCAAAGTCTTTGAGTATAATGTTATCCCCATCAATTATTATTTTTTCTTGTCCACTTATGGCTATTGCTTTTGTAAGGTCAAGCAAGTTTTCGCTTTTTGCCTTTACCCTCATTGTGTGTTCTATGGGGGATATATCATCGAGCACCACTGCCGGCCCACTTGTGGTGACGCGGACTACGGAGGCGAAATTGTTATTACAATGTTCTGAATATACTTTAATATTGTTCAAAATCTGAACATAGGCATCTTTTTCGTGAGTTTCAGGAATAGCATCCCGACAAGCTATTGATGTTTTACACTTGATAGTTGCCGGAGTTGTTGTGCGAACGTTCCCCGATATTACCCCGACTCTTACTAACGTGGTATTGTAGAGCACCGGGACTTCGCAAATGTTGCCCTCAAAAAAAATTTCCTGAACTCTTTCAACGCCATTTCTTACATAGACAAACAGCGCTGTTTTTGGGTTGTTTTCCCACCCTTCGTCAAAAAGAAAATTAATTTTATAATCGCTGTTTCCGCAAACTATTTCATCAGTTCCAAAATAGTTTGCTATTTTGTTTTTTACTTCAACATTTATAACCACTTATTACCTCCGAATATTTAAATATATCCTCGCTCTGTTAAAGCTGAAAAAATATAGTCAATAATATTGATGCCGGCAATTTGTATACCGCCATCAAAATTAGCGACACCGCCAGATACCCTCAATGCCTCTCCGTTCGTCGGAAATTCGTTTACTCCTACTGCATTGCGCTCTACATCGATGAACAACGGAAACTTACCCTTGTAAAGAATAAGACTTTTTTCTGTTTTGTCAAACAGATCTTTAACAGTAAAATCGAAAATAAAAGACTTGTTCTTGTCAC